GGGCGGGGGTGGTGGAGACTGGGGAACAGGAACGGTATTCGCCACTATAACCATAACTATGAAGCATACAATGAGACCGAAGAAAAATCCCAAGAAAAATTTCCAGTTATGTGAAGGCACTGGAGTTTCCATTACTATACTCCAACATGTTTTGTACGGACTCTGTTTACGGGCGCTGGCGTCGCACCAGTGCTTATGTACGGAATAGGTGGGGTCGCTATAGGTGCCGGCGTGTACTGCGCATTCGTCGTATAATCTGGTGTAGCGCTATTTGTCATTCCATAAGGAGGAATTCCCATCGGACTCTTTGAACGACATTTTCCATCAGAATCCGTGCCATTCGTTGAACAACAATCTGAACCATACGTTCCTGTACTCAGTGCGCCATCGGGTGTACACTGGTCAGGATTCGTAGTAGTACTCATTTTTGAGAATCTCCACCACCAAATGCACCCGACAATCACACCCAATAATAATAATATAGTAAAAAACAAGTCCCATGAAAAATGAAACTTATCCGCGTTTGGAACTTCCGATGCTTTAACCGAGGGAAGATCAATTGGCATGGTAAAGGTCACCTGTGCCATCTCTACAGTACATAAAGATATTTTTGCTAGTTGTTAATATGGAGGATACCGTCAAACGTCTTGCGCTTCGCATCAAGCTTCATAACGTATCCGGGAGTATCGTACACCACGTTGCTCTTTTGAAAAAATCTCTTGATCAGCAAGGGTTTGAAACTCAAATGATCAAGGGATTTTGTGTAATTCCAGAGACGAAGGAGGCGTGTGATCACTACTGGGTCAGGGAGAAACTGACTGGTCTAGATTTAGACGTGGCTTTTGCAGTTGCCAAGCTCAGGAGCCCTGAACTGCAAGCTCTAAATCCGGTTCTTCTGGAGTCCCTCCCCCTGGGCTTGATCCGGTCTGACGAGAAGGAGACGATGATCCGTGAGGAAAATGAGAGATTGTTTGAACTGTTCCAGCGAGACCCCAAAGCTTTTTGGCGCGAGACTCCCCGAGACGTGACAAGTTTCCATGTGAACTAAACTCAGTAGATCCTCGCCTGGGCGTTCCAGTAACGGCTGCCGCCGCCATATTCAGTAAATTAAATTTCTCCTTTTTGGGAATCTCTGTAAATGCCAGGTGATTTATTAGCTCCTTTTCAATAGGATTTCCCTGTTCAAGAGCAGTATTAAATTCTGAAAAACAATCCACCAAAAAAGCCTGCCCGTCAGTAACGCGATTCTCAGGGGATATGCTCAGTTCCTTGGAAATCTTGAGTGCCAGGCGTTTCATGAGAATCGAGGCTCGCAGAGCATTGGTCATCTTTTCATTAATTTTCATATATAATTGAATCGACCCGAGCACACCCGTTCCAGCTGACAATATAGCATTGAGAACACTCACATATTCCTGTGCAATAAAGGAGTTCAGTCCCACAGCTGTCAGTGCATTGATTGCTGATATAATCAAAATTGGGATATTAAACTTTGACGCAAGTTTAGAATAAAACAAATGATCCTTGCTATGATGATCATAGTACGTATTACATTGCTGTTCTAATTTTGCCAAAAATTCTTGTTCATCAGGGTGCCAACGAAGCTCGTCACCTTTCGTCATAACATTTGATGACATTATTTTTGTACAATCAATTTTGTTTCAAAATTAAACGCACTAAAAAAATTTAGAGTTTGACTCGATTTCTACAATACTAGAAACTCGTGTAGGAAGACGGCTCTTGACCGCCTTGTAAGCCATGTTAAACACGGGGTTTGTGTTTGTGATGCGAATCTTTTCCAGGATTCCCTTGTCAGGTCGAATCTTGGTAATAAGTTCCAGGAGATGTACAGCCGTATCTGAATTTAGTTTTGAAATTGGGACACCCTTGAGATTCAACTCTATAATCTCCTTCAGGTTGTGTTGAATGACATACTCGTCCAGTTGTTGAATTACTGGTTTAATTTCATTCATAAAATCAATCGCCTCTTGGGGCGTCTTGGGTTGACGCTCAATGTACTTTGCCCCTAGGAATTCAATACACAAGTACTTGCCTTGTGGATAAAACACGAGGAGTTCCGTTGCGGACATCTTGAGTTTTTTACGCGCAACTTTTTTAACTCAATCTAGCAATGAGACAAGAGTTGAACATCTTGTTTATCACGTATTCGGCTTATACGATTTTACAGGACAGTCCGTGGATTACCCGGGCTATGTGGGTGGGTCTTTCAATTTTAATTTTAAAATTAACACCAGAATACTCACGTCAGTTCATCATGGCTATCCTCACATGGAATGTTATTGACGCGTTTATGAATATTTCAAAAAATGAAGGTGATAATAAATGCACATCTATTGTGTCAATCTTGAAAAACGCATTGACAGGAGAGAAAGTGTTGGAACAGAATTTGAAAGAGAAGGAATTGATGTCGAGTTCTTCCCAGCCACCGATGGACGAATTGATACACCAACAGGACTCGACGTCAACCCAGCCGAGTATGGATGTTCAATGAGTCACACAAGAATATGGAGGGACATTGTGGACAAGGGACACCAGCATGCCCTGATATTTGAAGACGATGTCCGCCTCGTCACTAATTTTGGTTTAAAATTGAAAAATATTATGGAGGAGGCGGAGGGCACCGACTGGGATATCATACACCTGGGTCCACTTATACCCATAATTAAGAGAGATGTAACCACTTCTTTGTATGAAGGACAACCACTCGGGACTCATGCATATATAATGACCCTCGAGTGTGCTAAGAAAATTGCACCATTTAAACCTGAACTTATGAAAGTTTCAGTTGATTTTCAATTGAACAGATTTCCACTTAAAATTCTTTGCGTCAAGGATTCTTTGGCAAAACAAGAATCTATAGATGACGAGCCTCTCATCGGACTCATGAAATCTGCTTTTAAAGGAGATATAGGAATGGACCGCACGTACGACTTAAATTACTTCATTCGTTTCGGTTTCCAACGCTTCAGAATAGTCATCGTCTTCATCGCTGCGTTCCTGTTCCTGTGGTTCACTCGGCGTTAGTGTTATGAGATTTCTCATAAAAGGTGGAAGAATATTACGGACAGCTTCAATGAGTGCAACCACCATGGGGCTTCGTGTATTTGAAACATTAAAACCATCAAGTAAGATGCAATCTTTTGTGTGATTATAAATGTTCCAAGCAAGTTTTAAAAAAATGTGAGGTTTCGCGTGATGAATCTGAACTCCCTCAAGGTTTGTGCTACAAACCTGACGAAGTCCATGGGTGAGACAAAGAGCCTGAATATTGTCTATTAATGGATAGTATAATTCGTCGCACAATCTATCAACTTCTTTCAGGTTTTTGGGCTGACTCTCTATAAATTTTTGCATGAGTATTTCTACATGCAAAATCTTAGCCTCGTTGTCTGGGTTGAACAGAAGCCACGGACACTCCATATAGTAATTAAATTATTATAAAAATACGACAATATCGCGGAAATATTTGGGAATGGCAAAACTTATAGGACCGTATAAAGTTTTGAAAATAAATCCTGTATTTATAAACTGAATTTGTTTTAAAATATTATCTTCACTTGTGTAATCAACCACCTCCCTGACAATTTTCACTATGAGTTTAAACCGGTCTATTGAAACAATACCCGCACCTGCTAAATCAGCCTTAATAATCATACCCGAAGATTTCTCGCGAATCTCATGGATCATTGGTTTGAGATCATCAAGAGCCACCCCCTCTACTGGATACTCTTTGACTATGAGCGTGACGTGGGCAACGTTACCCGAGTCCCATATACAATTGATAAACTTCATCTAATTATAATCAACTTTTTTCAATGGAAAAAATAGCGTACCCACACCCAAGGAGTGCAAATCCGAAAATTATATTTGTTATTAAAACTCGCCGTGAAATTTGTTGAGTCTGTTCAATCACTGTAACGGGAATAGGTACTATTGTGTGCGTAGGCTGAACGGGGCGAGGTGATGGAAGCTCTGCTCTACACAAGGGGCATTTTGGAAGATAGCACTGTATGTGCACTTGGTTGTTACAACATCCCAAGTGCACAACAGTTCCTGATAAAGGTTCCAGACACACTGGACACTCCATTATTATTTATTATTATTTAAAATGCATCAGATGGGGCTCGAACCCATGCGCTCATAAGAGCAGCAGATCACCAAGTCAGTTTCATAGAAACTGTTCTCCTTTCGGGTCACAGTCGCTGTGCGTCTGGTTCTTAAGTCTGCCTCCTTAACCAACTCGGACACTGATGCGTAAAGTACCCATGATGGGGGTCGAACCCACAACCTCCCGCTTAGAAGGCGGGTGCACTATCCAATTGTGCTACATGGGTTGCTCCAACCGAGGATCGAACTCGGATTTTCGGCTCATAAGACCGATACACTAACCAATTATGTTATTGGAGCGTTGGGGGACTCCCCCCCATCTAGACTACAGCTTTTTTCTTTAACACTAGTAGACATGATCCAAGTCATTCGACTTTTGGCAGTTGCATATGTCGGATTCCTGAGTTTCGTATTCGCCTTTTTATTTTCTCACTGGCTCGATAAGATTACATCAGAACTCGACCAGTCAAAACCCAAGTGGCGTACGTTCATGGAAGTGGCGTTCCAATTTGCCCTTATAGGCGCGCTCATCTTCCTTTCCCGTGGACTCATAAAGAAGATTCCCTTCCCACTCGAGGGTGTTTCAGGGTATATTCACTCCCAACTCGGTGAGCTCAGATCGCTCCCACTCATCGTATTCATTTTCATGTTTTTCCAACAAAGGACCCAAGACAAGATGAAGTTCCTAATTTCTTCACAGAGTGTAATCCCCACAAAATTCTAAACTAATAGTATGTCGTCATTTACGCGTCCTGCTGTTAAAAGACGGGTGCAAGTGACACCCGCGCCACCCCAAAACGCACCCGTGAATCGTGGCGCGCCCCCAAGTTGGGTCGCCAACAGAAAATACACCATGACAGTCGGAAACAATCGATGGAAGACATACATCCATGACAACAGAAGAACCGGTATGAGAACTCGGGTCCGCGTCGCTCCAGGTGAGACCCTTGCAAATACATGGAGAATGAATGGGTTTCCAGCCCCAGCACCCGCACCTGGACTCGAGGAGGGTGAGATTTATACCAGAGCTAGCCGTATTTTACCTGTACGGGCTCTGCCCCGCGCGCCGCCGCGTCTCTTGACTCCCTTCCCACCACTGCGCGCCTCAAATAACAATAATCAGAACAAAAAGAACAAGGCTTATATCAAGAGTCTCGTGACTCGGATCATCCACAAGGTTACAAACCAGAACAGCGAGGACCGCAAGTACATCGCACGCCTCGTTGGAGGTATAATATCTAAAATAAAGCGTCAGAACGGAAGCGTCCCCAGACTTGCACCCAACAACAACGGAACGAGTCGTAAACGTACAAATGCAGGTAAATTTATGGGTGGACTAATCCGTAACAAAGCTGCAAAGAAAGCATATGCAAACCGTGAAGGCATGACTCTTGCGCAGGTCAATGCACTTTTGCGTTCAGGTCTCGTCAATGAGAATAACCTGAACAATGCACTCAAGGCTGTCCGGGCTGCACAGCAACAGACCCGGAAACCCGTGAACATTCCGGTACAACAAGGACCAGCTCTTCGCAAATATGAAGATCCGGTTCGCGCACCAGGTCTTATTCTGACAACGGAAATCTTACATACCGGGGGCACGGGAACTGGAGCTATTGTTAAAAGAGCAAATGTCAAAACACCAAACCGCGCCGGTAGATTAGATCCACTCATGACAAGCTTCAGGACTCTCAACCCAGAAAATGTACCTTCAACGGCTTTTGCGCCAAAGAAAAAGGCTAATAATTCTAGAGCACGTTTAGCCAAGAAACTCAAGAAGTTTTAGAGTATTTGAAACACTCCCAGAGATGTTTAGCACTTTTTGGAGCTGACAAAGCTGAAAACTCGTCTATAGTATAATCATCACCCATCGACCGATTGCATTTTGCGCAAATAGGGCGCAAGTTATCAATATCAGTCGTACCTCCTTTACTTTCGGGGATATTATGTCCCACCTCGAAATTAAAGGGTGTCATCACGTTTTCACACCATGTGACAAGACATTTATGTTTAAAAAGCCTGTCCCCACAAAATGTGAGCCAGACCTGTTCTCTTAACGCACCTGGAATCTTAACCTTCATATATATTTAAAATTACTTTTCCTTAACTGAAATACCAATGACCTTGAGCTTATCCTGAAACTCTTGGTTCTCACCCTTCCCTTGTATTTTTGAATTTTGATTCAAAATTGCTTCCACTTCAAGACGACTCAGTGTGACGGACCCGAGGCGAAAATCCTCGAATGCTTCACACGTCATGGGGCACAAGGGCTTGATGAGTTCATATACCTGTTTAGCGAGGTCCCTGATTTCCTTCTGGGCATGATCCTCAATACGAAGCTCCAAAAAGTGAAGGAGGTTATGAAGATTAATTTTCCAATAAAATTCAGTAAAGGTGCTTTGGGGTAGGTGGGTTCGAGCCAGTTCCCGGGATACCCCCTTCTTGATGAGCTCCTCATATGTGTGGAAAGCCAGGTCACACGATGATTTTTGTTTTAAAATTAAAAATTCCCCACCCTCGTATGGATCCTCCCCACCCTGACCACGGGTAGTGGATTGAGTACGCAGGGTGTCGGGTAAAAAGTATTCATCGGGAACCACGGAATAACGCGCGGACATTTCGTTTACAGAGGCGGTGCGGTGACGCAGCCACTGACGCGCCACGAAGATTGGCGCCTTGATGTGAAACTTGAATTCAACCATCTCAAACGGTGTCGTGTGCCGGTGGCGCATGAGATAGCGGATGAGAGCGCGGTCGTCACTCACGGACTTTGTTCCTGGACCATAAGAAACTCGTGCAGCTTGGACGATGGCAAAGTCACCCTCGTTCACACCGCGTGGCATGGAATCTACGAGTCTGACCGCCATTTAATTTTATTAAGTTCCACGTCTTTATAACCTCGAATAATAACGCGCCTGGGGTATAGAATACCCATTCTTCAAATAACGTTTAAATTTTCTTTCTATATTATCAGCCCGTTTAGTCGCTGGACTCGGGCTCTTTTTTTTGGGCTCTTTTTCTTGCGAGTGAAAAAGACTTTAACTACTTTCAACATTTATAATTACACGCGATTTTTTCAAATGTGTTGCACTTGAAAAAATCGCTCCCGGCAGGTTTCGAACCTGCGACTTTGAGGTCCCACGTGTCGAGGTGCAAGCACCTCTCCTAACAGCCTCACACTCTACCAACTGAGTTACAGGAGCACGGGAAGGGATGGCCAGTCCTAGGGGATAGCTGCAGTTCTATCCCCCTTCCCACTGCCGTTTTTAGCGAGGTGGCACACCCTCGAGTCTGACTTGGGTGATTCGAACACCCGACCAGCGGAGCTACAATCCGACGCGCTACCACTGCGCCAAAGTCAGTTTGAAGAGTTTAACGACGTGTTCAGGTCGAAGGTTCCAGGGAGGATCGAACTCCCATTACGGGATGGTCCCCCCCGCGTTGAGAACGAAGATTCTCAACCCTCAGAGTCCCGTGTACTAACCATTATACTATGAAACCGCTGCATTCACCGGGAGTCGAACCCGGGTCTAAACCTTGGAAGGGTTTTATCATAACCGTTAGACTATGAATGCTGCCCTCACTGAGGTTTGAACTCAGGACCTTTTGCTGATTGGCGACTCGGAAACAAGTTTCCTCGCTACTAAACAAACGCACTACCACTGTGCTATGAGAGCATCAAAGAGTAAAAATTTTCTTCACACCTGCACCTATCACCAACGTACGACACCCTGGACACTTGCGCTTGTCCCGGGTATGTGTCCAGCATTGCTCACACACAACATGACCACATGGATCAATAAAAAGCTCAATATTACGTTCCATGCATATAAAACATGTAAACTGGGCGTACCTTTCAGCATTCGTGCCCGTGAGTACCTGCTGCATCGCGTCAACCTGCCCCTTGAGTTTCCCACATTGTTGAGTCAGGGTATGCAGACCCGTTTCGGACTCGTAGCTGTCTATTACTGACACAAGTTTCGCCTTTAAGTCTTCTGAATCCACATTTTCAATAATCATTTTCGAAATTTGTGAACTTTTCTCTAAATCTCTCAATTCGGCTAGTTTTTGGTCCAGCTCATGTGAAGTCTTTTTGAATTTTAGTTTAAAATTAGAAAGATCATTCTCAAAGGTTTTCCATGACTCGTCGAGTTCGCATGGTTCAGGTACGACAGTAGTCTGCGTGATAAGATCATTTAAAATTGGTGCAAAATTCCCCCTGGTAAGTTCCAATAGGGCGTGTGTTGGGTCAATGTACGCAAATTCCATTTAAATATTAAAAAAAATATCCTTAACTAATAAATGTTGGGAGATTCCATCCTCATCCTGATAGCTATGCTGCTGATTGTTCTGGGTGTCCAGCCCATGCTGGAGGGTTCTACCCGTAAAAACTCGGTCGCCATCGCCAACTCACTGACCCTCGTCTTCGCGGGTATTTTCCTTACATTTTACTGGAACAGCATAGTACCCTCTTGAACCAAGACACCTTGGGTTTCTTCTTTAGGAATTTTGAAACAGAATTCAATAGCTCAGAGTGTGTGAATTTTAAAACATCTTTTCGCAGCTCTTCAGGAAAAGATGTGTCGTCCATTACCATACACAAAATCTTGATCATATTTTCCTCGGTCAGGTCATATGTTAAAAGATATTCAATCAAGTGAAGCACTGTATCATATGTGTCATACTTAAGGGTCTTGAATATACGATCGTTAAGTATTTCATTTGTTTTGTCTAGTATACTTGATATGTTGGATCCTGGCATCGAGGCAGACACCGCCTTGACGAGTGCAGGACCCATCAGGTCCTCCATTTTTATGTCTGTACATTATAAATGTCAGCAGTTGACACAGGTTTCCTAGTCCTTTTTCTCATGCTAACAGTCGCTCTGTCTGCTACCAATTTCGCCCAGGCTCAGACAAATATGAAGACTCAGTATCAGAACTATTTTGGTCTGATGTTCCTGATTGCTTTCGTGTTTTTGCTCATTGCGGGGTGGCAAGGCGTGTTCGCATCAAAGTATTAAAAACAAAATGAGTTGAATAACAAATGGAAACACAGTTCCTACATCTAGTTGGACATATCAATGGCGTTTGGGTTTCTCGAGCAGAACATCTCGAACGAATCATGATTCGAATCGCTGAAAGGTGCGGGTTCACAGTTGTGTCCCGAGCTTTTCACCAATTTGAGCCTCACGGCGCAACGGGAGTTCTCGTACTTTCCGAGAGTCACTTTAGCGCTCACACGTATCCTGAACTCAATAGAATATACCTGGATGTCTTTTGCTGTAGCCCAAACTTCAATCCAGACTTTTGTTCATATGTCATCGAGGAGGAATTTTCGGCACTTAGCGGGACTTGGAAAGTAATTTCCAGGTAATGAGACCTGCTACGAGAGTCCACCCCGCGAGGTGATCGATATTATTCATAGCTTCAATTTTATCTTGAGGAAGCTCATTAAATTCCTCCTTGTAACCAGGGGGTTTGAAAGGCAGCCAAATGTACCGCCCGAAAGGGACTATGGTTGGCTGCAGTTTATCCTGGCAATTGTACTTCCAGTCATACCATGCGAGCGCGATATATGGGAACCAAATTAAAAACGAAAGGACCCATGGATTCTTGTGAGGGAGATACCAGTATCCGGCAGCTAAAACTGCCGTGAATATGATGCACTTTATGTTAAAACGAAAAGGACGTCCAGGGAATATACCGCCTGCCATACCTATTAAGTATTTAGAGTTTCTTTCGATTCCAGGAACCTTGATCGTTCTTGGGACCGAAGTCCGCCCTGACGGGCTATTTTCAATTTTAATATAAAATTGCGAGTGCGGGAGTCACAAGTACTACGTACTTGGTCCGTTTAGTTGGAGAAGGCAAGGCCACCCATGCCAGACTGGATGCGCAGGATGTTGTAGTTCACTGCGAACATCTTCTGCAGGGGGCAGACGTAGCCGCTCTTCATGTTGATAGCCACCTGGGCGTTGTCAATGCGAGAGAAGTTGCAGGTGCCGGTTGGCTGGTGCTCCTCGGGCTGCAGAGCGAAAGAGTACACATAGATGCCGGGGTAGGGGGTGCCGGTGTGGTACAGGAATGGCTGGTACTGGTTGAAGTACTTGCCGGTCTGCTCCTTGAAGCGGTCCTGACCGTTCAGCACCAGCTTGAAGTTGTACAGGGGACCCACCTCCACAGCCAGGGTGACGTTGCTGGTGGACTCCTCCATCCAGCCGACGTTGGAGGTCAGAGCACCTGGGGTGCCCTGGGCGGCGGCGGAGAAGGCGTAGGCGTTGGAGTAGATGCGTGGGCAGCCAATGTCGTGGGGCAGAGCACCTGGGGCGAAGATGGGGGATGGTGCGCAGGTCACGTTCACGTTGGATGCGTAACCGCCGGTGAAGTTCCACAGGCTGTTGTAAGCAGTGGACACGGTGTTCTGGTAGCACCAGATCAGCTCCTTCACTGGGTGGTTGAAGGACAGGCGCACGGTCTGGGCGCCTGGGTTGCCGCTGGCGGTGATGGAGTCACCACCGGTGTGCTGCACCTGCTCGATCAGGTACTCGTGACCCTTCTGGGCGAAGCGGCGACGCTCCTCAGTGTCCAGGTACACGTAGTTGGCCCACACCTCGAACACCTGGGCGGAGGCGCCGAAGTAGTTGGTGAAGTAGGCAGTCAGGTCGAAATCCAGGCGGACCTCGTGGTACTGCAGGGCAATCAGGGGCAGGAACAGACCGGGGTTGCGGTTGAAGAAGAACAGCAGGGGCAGGTACACGCTGTTCACGTTGGTGTTGTCCTGGGTTGGTGCTGGGCTGGATGCCATCTTGCCGTAGGCGATCTTGTCGGACTCGCCCAGGAAGCACTCAGCGTACAGGCGGAACCAAGTCTGGTAGTGCTTGTCGATGCGCTGACCGCCGATGGTCAGCTCAACGGCTGCGATGGCACGCTCAGCCACCCAGTTGGTGTCGATGTTGGCACCGGTTGAGGTCAGGTTAGAGTAGGACACCTGGGTTGGCTGCAGGCGCACGTACATGTTGCCGACCAGGTCGCCGTTGCGGGCGATGGTCACGGACACGCGTCCAGAGTTGGATGGGGTGCCGTTCACCGTCTGCTGGATGTTCTCCATGGCGAAGTTGGTGTGGCGCTTGTACACAGCCTGGAAAAAGGTCACCTTGGGCTGACCAGTCAGATACACATCCTGAGCACCGTAAGCAACCAGTTGCATCAATCCGCCGGCCATTTTGTACTATATCCCAAGAAAAAAATTTAGACAACTTTCCATTTAAACCCACCTGCTGATCTAGACTTGCCCTTACAACACTTACTTATACGACCAGTTCCAGCTCCGGTCTTTTCACTTGCTTCCCTGAGTGTGTCGAATTCTTCTATCAAAGTATATTCGTCAAAGGACCACTGCTGGAGTTTAGAAAACTTGAGTACCTCCTTCGACTGAGTATCTTCATTTTTAACAAACTTCCAATGAAACCCCCCAGCTGTATTCCTCCCTTCTTTCCCATTGCATACTCTCCCAATATTTACTGCGAAATTCCTGGATCCTCCTGAAGCCTCATCGACTGTCTCGAACGTCCTGAGGAGGGTCTTCCCATCCTTGGACCACTGCTGGACTGGCTTGGCATTTGCTTCCCTAAGAAACTGTCGAGTTTCCTCTGTATGATTCTTTCCAAACATATGATGTTTTTCCCCTGAGTGTGCGACACTCATCAAGACTTTCGTATCTTCATGAAGAATCTTGTTCCTGTTCCCACCCGTCTCATTATTATAACCATTCGGAGCAAGAGTATTTCTCTGGAGTATTTCCAAAGTCTCGAGCTCATCCAGTCTCTCCTTCCAGTTTCCCTCTTTGGGAAAACTGTGAAGTATTTCTACTTTAAAATTGTTCCATCCATGTTTCCTGATGGCATTATAGAGATGTCTCTTTTTACCATTGTTGGCGTCTGAGATATGACCGTTGAGCCTAATCTGAAAGTCATCCTGAATAGTTTGACCTATATATTCATGATTTCCACACTTGAGTGAGTAAACAAATGGCATCAACCTACTATTAGAAAGGTACATTCCTTTAGTTGGCAAAAGCGAGACCTCCCATTCCAGATGCAATTCTCAGGATGTTGTAATTGACGGCAAACATCTGTTGAACCAGGGAAGGCATACCCGTCTTGAGGCTGATAGCCACCTGAGCCATGTCGATACGGCTGAAATTGCAAGCACCGCTTGGCTGGATCTCCTCTGGCTTGAGAGCAAAGGAATACATGTAAATTCCTGGGTAGGGATGACCACTGTGGTACTGGTAAGGCTGGTACTGGTTGTAATACTTGCCGTACTGCTCGGCAGCACGATCTGTGCCGTTCAGAATCAGCTTGAACTTGTGCAGAGGACCCACCTCCTGTCCGTACGTGACGTTGGCGGTGCCGTACTGGGGCAGACCACCCTCGACCCACAGGACGTTGCCCACGAGCACGTTGGACTGAGCATAGATAGTGCCGTACTGGGCAACGGAACCAGCTGCAGTCGAATAAAGTGGCGACGAAAGCACAGAGGGAATGTACAGATTTGGGCAGCCTGTGTTGTGGGGCTGGCTCAGGGAACCAGACTGAGCCAGCTTGTTGGTGTCAATAGTTAAATTCACATTTGCCACATTCGATGAGAAATTCCACATGGCGTTGGGGTTGGAGCTTGGGGCTGAATTCTGATAAACCCAGATGAGTTCCTTGACTGGGTGGTTATACTGGATGCGAACGACGCTGGGGGTATTCTCGGTTGATGTTCCGACTGGGTCACCGTTCACGTACTGAACCTGCTCGATCAGATACTCCTGGTTCTTGGTAGCGAACTTGTCACGTTCCTCCTTGTCCAGATAGACATAGTTTGCCCAGACGGCTGGGGGATTGGTTCCGAAATAGTTGGCATATGTAGAAGTCAGTGTGAAATCGATACGGACCTCGTGGTACTGCAGGGCGATCAGGGGCAGGAACAGACCTGGGTTGCGGTTGAAGAAGAAGATTAGGGGGAGGTAAGCGTAAGCAGTAGATGTCTGATTTACGTTATTGGGCACGGGCATCGAAGTGAGCTTTCCGTAATTGTACTTCTTAGACTCGTCCAGGAACACCTCGGCATACAGGCGGAACCACAGCTGGTAATGCTTGTCAATAGACTGACCACCGATAAAGAGCTCGACAGAGTTGAAAGCACGCTCGGCGACCCAGCACATATCAGCGACGCTATTGTTAGTCGTCAGCTGAGCTGAAGTTGTAGGGGTAGGCTGGAGCGTGACCCACATGTCGCCAATCAGGTCGCCGGTGCGTGCCAGCGTCACGGAAACGAGCCCGCCGGGGTTGGGCTGCCCAGCAAGAGTCTGGGGGATCGCCTCCATGGCGAAATTGGTGTGGCGCTTGTACACGGACTGGAAAAAGGTGACTGTTGGCTTGCCAGTCAGGAACACATCCTGAGCACCGTAAGCAACGAGTTGAAGCAAGGCTCCACCAGGCATTTTAGTATTACTCGCGATTTTAATTGAGACCTATTTTCTACATCATTAGTACAAATGTCTCAGCGTCGCCCACTGCCCCCAAAGACCCCAGTGCCACCACCCCCAGAGGAGGATGAGGAGGATGAGTTCGACGAGGAAGACTTCGAGGATGGTCCATATATGCTCGAGGCGCTCGCGAGCCTGCTCGCCACCGAGGATGGCGAGACAATTGCAACAATTCTGGCAGGAACCAAGGATGCGACCGAGAAGATTGCCCTCCAGCTCGAGATGCACAACAAACTTTTGGTCAAGATTGTAGCAGCTCTAAATAAGATGGTTCCTGTGACACCAACTGGAATTGAGGCTCCTGCCTAAAAACCAGTCGCGCAGCGACTGTGCGTCTCTCGAAGATTTCGACTCAAGTTGTACCGGAGTCTATGGAGCCTTAAAAAAGTCTCGCGTGATTTCAATAATGGCAAGTAGACGTGTTCACACAATTCAAAAAGATGTAACACCCGAACATGAAGAAGAAATTCGGATTGCAAATCAGACAAATGAAATCAACACATGGACAGTCGCTGAGCTTGAAACTTGCATCTCAAAAGCAGAAAAGGATGCTGGTTTTGATATTCGCGGGAATACACTCGCATCTGAAAAAATGTGGGCGTTTGTTCTTTTCCCAGAGACTCAGGAGAGGGATCAGGACCAGTACCCTATAAATTATGATCAAGAACATATCAAAATTCGAAAGGACCGATTCATTAACAGTTGTCGGACCCTTTTGATTCGGATCGAGTCTCTTGGAGCAAACAAAACATCAAGCAAAGATCTTAATGGAGATGAATTTACTCTTGAATTTCGAGTTCGGCGACTTATCGTGGATCGCAAGGAGATGTTTGACCAGTACCGCATCTGGGAACGTCGACACAACAGAATCAATAACCCGACTCTCGCGATAGACAATACTGACATGAGTCTGAAGGATGATGATGACATGAGTCCGTATCAAAAGCTTCTTTTGTACCTGCTTCATCGCGCGTATGATGAGGGATACCGCCGCTACAAGGGTCAGTGCTGTATGCAGATTCGCAACACGCGTGCCTGGCGCATCGTCAAGGATATCAAGGATTACGTGTATGACGTCACACAAAAGGAGGATGAGCCTGAGATGTGGAAAAACCTCACAAGCCGTGGGAATCTCGTGTCTGACGTGGTCAAGCACATGACCAACTGCAAGGATTTCCAGTTTCCAGAGATTAAGAAGGATCGGCACGTTTGGTCGTTTCAGAATGGGCTCTTGATCGGTAAGGATTGGGACGGTGAAAAGTACAAGATCAAGTTTTATGATTACAATTCTCACGAATTCCACGAGCTTGACCCAACTATCGTGAGTTGCAAGTATTTTGACGCACCTTTTAATCCATATGACGATCTTGAAAATTGGTGGGACATTCCCACGCCTAACATGCAGCGTGTTCTCGATTATCAGAAGCTCGAGCCAGAAGTTGCCAAGTGGGTCTATGTGTTCATGGGGCGTCTGTGCTTTGACGTGAATGAGATTGACGGCTGGCAGGTGATTCCGTTCCTCAAGGGTATCGCCCGGTCAGGCAAGTCCACGCTCATCACCAAGGTGTGTCGCAAGTTTTACGAGACGGAGGATGTTTCTGTCCTTTCGAACAATATTGAAAAGAAATTTGGACTTTCGAGCATTTACAACGGGTTCATGTTCATCAGCCCCGAGGTCAAGGGCGATCTTCAGCTCGAGCAGGCGGAATTCCAGTCGCTCGTGTCCGGTGAGGATGTGAGCATCGCGCGCAAGTTTGACACGGCTCTGACGTTTCAGTGGAAGACGCCTGGTATTCTGGGTGGAAACGAGGTTCCAAACTGGAAGGACAATTCTGGATCCATATTGCGTCGTTTGGTGACAATCAACTTTGGTCGCCAAATTGCAGACAACGATTCTGATCCTCATCTTGAGAAGAAACTTGACGTGGAAATTCCAACCATCCTGTGCAAGTGTCTGCGGGCGTATCTTGACTACGCAAGTAAATACAGTGACAAGGATATCTGGAACGTACTTCCCAAGTACTTCAAGACGATCCAGAGTCAGGTGGCGTCAGTCACCAACTCGCTCCAGCACTTCCTGGCATCCGAAAAGGTTCGGTTCGGTCCAGACTTGTTTGTACCTCAAAAGGTTTTCATTCTGCACTATCAGCAGCACTGCAGTCAGAATGCACTCGGCGAAAAACCAAAGTTCAACCAGGATATTTACGCAGGACCTTTCAGTTCGCGTGAGGTTGAAGTCAGGACAGACTCGAAGATTTACAACGGGGTTACGTACGCTCTACAGCCATTCATCTTCGGTATCGATCTGGTGTCGACTGAAAATTAAAATATAGTAAAATAATAGAGAATGAATGCATCCGCCGCCGCGAGAAAGATACAACGTATCTTTCGCTCGAAGCGCGTTTTTACAGAAAATTCAGGCATCAAAACTCGAAATACGTCTGCAGAGGCACGAGCTTTATCAGCCTTACGGTCTAATGTGCGTAGCCGGCTCGAAAAGGAGCGCCAAGCTAGAAACGAGCGCGCTAAAAAGGGTGAACAATTTGGATGGATATATGAACCTGAAAGCCCCATCAGAGAAGCCAACGTGAATGCGGCACTCAAAGGGATGGAACTTCCAGTCGTTTCAGTAGGTTCATCAGTTCGCCTCTCCAAGTCTAAAATCACTTCGTTCATGACGTCCGTCGGTGCGCACGTGGATATCCCCAGAATATTTACACATGCACCCGTCGGTTTCAGGGAAGTGTATGGATATCAAGCGATAGCCAAAGGCTGGAACCCACAGATTCGTTATCACGAAGGTAAGTGGATTGGAAATCCCACGGAAATAAACTACGTGTTTGCAAAGCGTGGGAAACTCACACTCCGTATGACGACCAAGGAAATTTCAATTAGCGGGTCTGGAAATTTTGAAGAAATCGCCATGGCTCTTAATAAGTGTTATTTAAACGGGTGGATCACGGCGGCGAACCGTAACAAACCCTACCAAATAAAATCAATCAACGGAACATTTAAAGTCAATAGAAAGATTAATCTCGATGTTCTTGCCAAGTTGCTTGAAGGCTCGTCGTCCCTCGCTGAAAAACCATCCCTGCGTTCAGGGAAGGTGGAGGCTCTGAGCGAGTCTCCAAATGCAAATGGCGGTGGTGGTAACGAGCGGAGCCCTAATATTGGAGAAGGGAATTGGGGTTTAGGATTTGGTGAGCGCCCCGAACCCATGTATGTGCCCGGAAAGAAAAAGAGAACCAAGGTGCCACGCAAAACACTCAAGTCACTGGTCCTCAAATTCAAGAAACCAAAATTCACTTATACAATTTTCGAGAATGGGACGGTACTGTTCACTGGACTTAAAAATTCAGAAGATCTCGAAGTTCCCAAAGAGTTTTTCAAACAGTTTTTTGCAGTTCCAGGATCTTCAAATGCCGTTTTTGGAAATGCAGTGACCAAGCGTGGCGAGACTAATAGAGAGCGCCTTGCACGCCGGTACCCATCCGCGGGTACATGGAATAAACTTGTAACCCCTGTTCCACGTGGGTACTATATTCGCCCAGGTCCCAACAATAAACCTCGGCTTTACCCATACGAATATTACACACAACTCGAGCAGGGTCCCGCGGTTCTCAATTCAAAGGCTAACCTTAAATCTGTCTACACAAAGGTCAAAAAAGCTTTTGAGAAGGTTGGAAAGCCCATTCCCGCACATACCCTGAAAGTGTTTAGAAATGCAGGATACCCTCTTAATAACGCACAGGCTGAGAACAAGAAGAAGTACGCAAATACGGCAAACAGACGCGCCCCAAGCTGGAACGCCGAGAAACCAGGATTCTACGTGAGACCCGGTCCTGGTAAGCAGCCTTACTGGGCGGCGGTGCCTGCGGGACTCGCAGCTGGGCGCAAGACGGTCATTAAGAAATACGCAGATGCTGGAAAGAATATCCCAGTAGCTGTACGTAAGATTTTCAGCATCGGAAGCAATGTCGTCACTGCAACGAACGGACCAAAACATAAATTGAATGTTAACGCAGGTGTTTTAAAAATTAACGGACGTGAGTGGACGCGCCTTACACAGCCTGAACTCTTAGCCATCGCGCGTAACCTGGGTATTGCTGGCGCATCCAATACTACGGGAAAGCGCAACATTGCGGCTATGATTCAAAACAAGACGAAAGGAAAGGCGCCCGTTGTGATGGTGGTCCCACCCGCGCCTCGTCGTCCAGCCACACCTTCCCCTTCAAACTCAAACTCAAACTCACTGAACAAGAATTTTGGAAAGGAATTAGAGTTCGGATTGCGTCTGCAGCAAAATCTGGGCAATGCATACCAAAATGGAAACGAGGGTCTATTTATGGTCAAGTACAGAGCATTGCCCTCGGGATCTCGTGGTAACCCACTCAAGGCGAATACAAATAAGGCATACAAGCAATTCGTTAAGAATGTCAAGGAATTGCGAGGGATAAAGAACGCTAAAAAGCCACGCGCGCCCGTCAATCAGAGAGTCTATAACGTCTATAATATCCCTGTGAATTTCTCAAATCAGTTGGAGAGGCACGGTGTAAATTCGGGGGGCAATTGGACATGGAGTGAAATTCGCGCTGCACTCAAGGGGAAGAACGTAGCTACTAAAGAAATACAGAGACTCAAGAATGTGTGGGACAAGAACGTTGTGGCAAAGACGACACGCAAGACGATACGCAAAAAGAAGAAGGTCTAAATGCATTTCAAAAGGTCAAAGACCTTGTACAATAGCTTGAACAGCTCATCCCTTGACTGGATCTTACCCGGCTCTACAATCTCCATCTCCACCTGATAGCTTGTATCCTCGTCGCAGTCCTTGTCCTCTGGGTCCCCCTTGATCATACTCAGGTCAATAGAGAGATTCTTGCGAACAAAAGACCAACGCTCCTTGGTCTTTTGCTCATTACTCGTCTCTTCACCATCGTACTCGAACGGCTCCTCAGTCGAAATCCCTAGCCGGATATCAAAAGGGTGTCCCTCGAGCGCAAAGTCGTCCACCTTGACTCTTTGCTTGATGCACCCCACCTGCTCCTCCGATTCCTCATCGACCGTCAGGCGCTTTCCTCCATCAAAATAATAGACCGTAGCGGTCGTGTGCCTTTTCTCCTCCCACCCGTTATAGGCTTCCAGGGCAATCAGGAGTTTCTGGAATGTGTCCCGACCCACATTCGTGTCGAAATTTCTTTGCGACTTGCGCCCGAACCGAAACTCAATTTCGATATTCTCACGGTCTTTGTGCGAGTTGATAATCGACTCCCACTGGTCAAAGAGGCGGTGAGCCATTTGCATTTGCTAATTCTAAACCTTTCGTCTCTAAGGCATGACATGACACGAAAACTTGTTAGAGAGGAAAATCGTATTAAATTTAAGTAGAGATGAGAGGTCTTTGGAATCTAGGAAATACTTGCTTTTTTAACACGGCTGTGCAGTGTCTTGCCCACGTCCCACCCCTGACCAATCATTTTTTTACAGCCGATTTAGATGGGTGTCCATGTGACATTACTAAAGAGTACCAAAAGGTTGTAAAACAGTTATTTATCAAGGGTGAAACTAAACCTGTAAGTGCTAGCGATCTCATAGGGGCTTTCCGTGTCCGATTTCCACGCTTTGACCCTGGACATCAACACGACGCTCAGGAGGTGGTTCTTTTGCTCATAGATGTTTTCGAAGAGTCACTCGGAAAGGAATTTATCACAGACCTTTTTAATGGCGATGAGTCCCAGGAGACGGCATGGGAAGGGGGGACATCCACAATCACTACCCAATTTACGACACTTATCCTAGACGTGTCTGAACCCTGCCGCCTCCAGGATTTACTTGAGGACCGACAAAAATCAATTTTAATTCAAAATTATAAGGACGAAGGGGGTGGTGACCATGAAGAGGCTAGGGTGACCAGTACGGTGACCCGGTGGCCAAAGTTCACCAATTTTTCTTTTTCGATGTACGACTATAAATTTCCAATTGAAATTCCTTTTGAGTTTGATGGACGTAAGCTCTTTGCGTGTATCCTACATATGGGACATAAGCAAGGAGGGCACTATGCTTTACTTGTGAGACGATACGATAAATGGTACATTAAGGACGATGAAACGATTCACGAAGTTCCTGATATATTAAACATGAAGGGAGAGTTTTATCAAGCATGGTATCGTCCGAAGCGCTCACTTGGTTAACTCTCCAACCTGGATATCTTCCCTTAGATTGACCATGGTTCGGAAATACGTGCGGCGATTATTTGCGTGCGTCTTGTCGGTCCGGACCTTCTCCACGAAAAACCCTAGATCGCCGTACCCACACTCCACGATTGTCCCGTCAGGCAAATCGTGGCGCTGGTTTCTTGTGTGCAAGTCCGCCTCCTTATAAGGAACCCCGCGATCCTGCACCCACAGCTCACACCCATTTCTCAACTCGAAATCGATGGTTATTCTCTCCTTGGGTTTCCACTTGAACATCGTCTCGTGAGTTCCCATGCGAATAGGCTCGTTGATAGGTGTAAGCACGAGCCCATCCGTCTCGTACTCGAAACTATCAAGTGGCGGCAATTGCTCAGAACCCCACAAGTACATAGTCTTGACCCGAATTTCAAAGGGAGCTTGTGCCGTCTTGATAATTCCCTTGATCACCTTGCGCGCAGCATCGAGGCGATAATTCAAGGGTTGGCTCGTGAGAGTTTCCCCCTTGACTCGCACGGCATCGTGAACCACAAATAGGCTCTTGCCCGCCTTGGTTTTCACGAGTTCGCCATCGAGTAAAGTGTCCTTGGATACTCGAATTTTAACCGGCTCAATAACAAACGCGCGGTTTACCAAAAACACCCCCTCTTCAGTACTCGCAAGCAGGTGGCGCACGCCATCGGTTTTTTCGCAGACGAAATAGGGCTGACGCTTAAGCAGGGAAAAGTGCCTACGCTCGATAGAGACGGGTTGGGGTCCTGGAAATCTGGTCCCGTCAGATTTCCACGACTCCTGGATGAAATTCAGCAGGGCTTCGCTGCCCATCTGAGTTTCTTGACTATTAAGACGTTTGTTTGTTTAAGGCTGTGACATTACACGAAAGTTTTGTGCTGCGGTGCAATTAGCAATTCAGCATCCTCGCGGCGGATTTCGTAGGTCTCCATAAGCGTCGCCCAAGTCCACTTTGCTTCTACGAGCAGTTTCTGCGTCTGTTGCTGGAGAGCATCTGGGGTCCGTAGCATGTGCTCGGAAATATAGTCGAAATCAGGATACTTGCCCTCGAGCAGGAAATCAGTCACGTGGCACATCAGGTCCAGCTTTTCCTCGTCGGTGTACCTGTGACCCTGCCGGGAAAGCCCGTCGCGGGTATGGGCAAAAGCCTTTGACGCCTGGTGCCCCTTAAAAAACAGCTTCTGAGCTAGCTCCTGGATTTCGGGGTCAGTGTGCCGACCGTACTCGAGCATACGGGCATAGAGCGTGTAGAGCTCCTCCATTTGTGTTTGCCTTTCTTGTCCCTAACCCAACCCATGTCTCGACAATACACGAATTTTTTAGGGCTCCAGTCTGACACCCGAAGCCTCGAGGATATTCCCGAAACACTCGTGAACGAAATGACACACGACAATCGCCTCAGACATTACGCCAATCTTGATACCAATATTCTTGAGCGTCTTGAACATGACTTCGGGTGGACCCTCGAGTGGGAGCTTGATGGGCTCCTTGCCGCCCCGTAGCTTTTTATCGACTGGCTTGGTATCCATCGCCCATACGCGCGCATTTGTATGCTCACATTCGTAGAGACCTTCTGCGAGCTTTCTCCCCACCTCCGTATCAAATGCGAGCCCGCGCTGTCCGGCAGGCTCGGATGAATTCTCTTTTGTCTTTTTCGTGAATTGGTCCCAGTTAATTCCCTCCTTGACTGATGGGAAAACAAGCACCTGAACACCCTTCTCGAATGGCTCAACAACCTTGGAAAGAATTTCATTGTTCAAATTTGTTCCATAGTCCATCCAGAAGAGGCGCTCACCACTCTTTATCAGTTTGGGCAGGGTCGACCGATCCTCGACAAAGTGAACCTCGAGATGTTGTCCTTTCTGCATGCACAGCATATGAAGATTCATCATGGTGTGGAGGGTCGTCGCACTGATAGACTTGTTGCGAGTCACTGCACAAATATGAAGAACGGTCATTTAATTTTAAATGATTCTAAGCCTTAAGCTTGTGATATTCGTTTATAAGAAATTTTCCATATCCAGAAGGGAAAGAATTATACATGAATTTCATGTACTCTTTCAAATCATTGCTCATATTCAGAGGGTGAAATGGTTTGTCAATCGAGTCTTCATACATAGATCTCATTTTATCTTGATTAAACAACCAGTTGGGAGGATCTATTATGTTTGTGTCGGAACCTCCCATGCTAACCCACATTTCGCGAGCTTTCTTCATTCTAGGATCCATTTAGTTTACCTACGCTCTCACGCCTTAAGACGATCTTCAAGCTTTCCTTGGAACCGGATATTTCCAACGTGTCCCAGGACAGTCATGCAGTCGGCAAAAATCTGACCGCCCATCTGCTGCCAGCGCCGGCAAAAGGCGTAGTCCTCCGAAAGATACCGGCGCGTCTGAGGATCGATCATGCAGTCAAACACAGCCACGTACTCATCCAGGTCCTTATTCTGGTGATCATTCACGCAATTAAGCTCGGGATAGTGGGTAAACATCTTTTTGAATACATCGCGCTTAATGAGCAGGAACCCGGTGGGACCGTCCAGCACCTCTGCAAACCCATCCTTAATCTGGGTCTGCTGGTACCGGAAATTGAGAACGAGGGATGCGGCGACGCGCGCAAGATCGCGTCCAGTCTCACCCGATTTAACGTAGGCTTCAGCCTGATCCCACATCACAGTCTTTTTGGGGTACGCAGCGCATGACACCTCGTGACCAGACTTGATGAGACGTACGACAGACTCGGGATCAAAGTGGATATCTGCATCGATAAAGAGAAAGTGAGTCGCCTGGGTCTTCTGATAGAAACGGGCGACGGCGAGGTTACGCGCGCGATGGACAAGGGACTCATTTTCTGTTGTGTCGAGCATCATTTGGATGCCATTCGCTGCACACGTGCGCTGGAGACGAAGCATGGACTCGGCATACGCTTGGAGACAAATACCACCGTAACAAGGTGTGCTTACAAATAACACAATTCCTGACATTTTTATTTCAAGCAAGTTCTTTTTTAACTATCACCTCAATCTTACTTAGAGTCGGCTCGGAAACTTCACAAATTCTGCAAATCTCCTTCTTGTTTGGCTTGAGATCTAGTTGGCTCAGGACCGTGTAGATGACCGCGCACGCAATCGCCTTGGGTGTTCTTCCCATGAGATCCACACACTCCTCAAGCGATTTGCAAACCTTGACAATCTTGCACTTGACGCGCCCTCTATCACTCTCCGGGATGCACGAGATGCCACCGATAAATCGAGGGATAAGATCGGCAGGCTGGGTCACGTGGATCATCGTGTCAGGATTTTGCTCCTGATACATATCAAAAGTCCTGGAAATATCTCTTGAAGGAATTTGAAACGCATCTGCAATCTCCTTGGTCGTCCGGGTCACGTTATTCTCGCGGCACGCCTGGAACACGCAGTTCGCCTTGATGCCATTGCGCACAGCTCCTCTTGTCAAGACTGCACTGTTAAACGCCCGGTACTTGATAGTTGCATCATAAATTACATTATCAGTCAACTTGAGGACGTCTTTGCATATTCTAGTAATCTCAGCATAAGCGTAAAAAAGAGCACGATCCTTGTGATTCATAGAAGCGTGTAGATTTAATCGCGCCATTTTGGATTTACCAGCAATCATGGTATTCATCCCCCAGGCGGCTGAAAAAAGGTCAGTCTTGATAGGGGCGCCTACGCGGGTAGGATCCGCTCCGCCGGAATCGAGGTCAGCCCCAGTTCTCCACTCTGGCTCGTCAGATACAAACGCATCATCCTGAACTCCGCATTCCATGCACGTTGGTAAATCAATCTCAGTCCCGTCAAAAGTTTTAGGACCGCCACAGAACCGACACAGGTATTGTTCGACATTTGAAGTCGGCTCTGTGAGGGGTTCAGCCTGAACCCTAAGCAAATCGAAATCAGCCCAAACACGATCGAGTTCCATTTAACCTACTCACCTAAGGGGGTGCGGCACCCCAGCCTGGAAAAAACACGAATTCTTAGTAATGCAGTCTGCTGTTCCAGTTGTTGATCATGTAAAGCGCGCGGTTATTGACGAGATAAAGGCGAAGAGCCCATTTAACATCTTCAATATCGTGGCTCTGATTGCCATCCTGGTCATCGGTTACTTCCTGTACAAGAAGTTCACCGAGAAGTTCCAGAAGGGCGCCATCAATATTCCCCAGGTGAGCGCTCCCACCAAGGAGCCTGTGAGCATCGTGGCGCAGGCTGCTGAGGTGCCACAAGAGGACGATGAGGTCGTGCCTGCCTAGACCCACTCGACCGGATCCCATATCCCATGTATAGCCGGACCTATAGGGAAAAATGGTTCTATAGACCACTCACCCGTGTGACTCAGTAGGTCCATCAGGATATGAAAGGCGTAAATATTTCTGGCTCTTGAATTTTGAATTAAAATTAAAAACCATAAAGAGTGTGGGAACTTATAAAACCATACATACGAAGACCAGTTTTTTATTATCCTCCAGGGCGTGTTCGGATCCACGAATGCCCCACCGGGTGATAAAAAAAGTGCCATCGGTAAATCGGGTGCAATTGCCCAGAACATATCATCCAACTCTAATTTCCCAAAATACGCGCGAGTTGACAACAAATGTCCCAACCATAGCATCACTTATTATCAAGGCATTTTTTAAGAAGACTCACAGTCTTGGGTTTCATTTTACGCAGCGGGCTGAGATGATTCAAAACGTCAATGTCATGAGGTTGGAGTCCATATTCTTTCAGGACATCTACATTCTCATGTTCGGCAAACTCTCTAAGAACCAGGAGCTCGTCATAACACAAACGTTTCCCAGGTATTCTATTTGCCATGGCATCTATTCTTTTAGCACGCATACACATATTCTGATACTTGGTCCATGTAGATCCAGGTCTAAGCTTTGACCTGAGTGTGTGTGCAATTTCTACGGATGGTAAAATACAACCCCATAAATTAAAATAGTGAAGAAGTTCCCAGTCACCTGCATATACCCTAGACTCGATGATATCAGCCTGACTCAACATATCTATGATAGTAGCGTGGTCCCCTTTACTATCAGGGTAATTTTCATGTAAAATTGAAGCTATATTTCCAGGTTCCTGAACGGGATGACCTATGTAATAGACCGGGTTCACCTTCGATTCTTTTGAAACTAGTGAAATCAGAAAATCGCGTGGAGTCTGAAAATCGTCACGCACGTCAGACTTGAACTCGAGGCTCTGAGCCACGATCCTGAGGTCGCCGTCACACGTCGCAATCACAGATGGGTCAGCTTTGGGAAAAAGTTTCTTAATTTCTTCGGGAGTTTTCACAGGTACGTTGTATACATTAATTTCAAAATCAAATTTCACGGGAACCTGAGACACTATAACAAAAAGACCTCTTGTCGGTGGTTCGGTAATCTCACGGATACCTATGAGGTCTGTCACGCACTCATACTCGTCAAGAACCACTGGCAGGTCAGAATTTTTAATTTTAGTTAAAAATTCAATGGTATCCTGCTTGCTCCTCAAGATGTCCGGGGTCAGCTCGAGGAACCTATCTAGTGTGTGGTTAACAAGCCAGGTTTTACCAAGCCCTGTTTTCCCGAGAATACACACGACAGGTCCTAGATTCGTAAATTCATGGCTATTTTTTTGTACCGGTTTAGGAAGGTAGCGATCCATGGCGTCAAGTGAAGATGGAGAGGAGGACTCTCTTACCAAGCAGGTATTAAATATGATCCTCGAAAATAACGCAATAAGGGATACTGCGTTCCCTTATATAACAGGGTACATAACCTTTAACATCCTCATTTTGGTTCTTTTGATTTATATCTCAGTAAGAATTAGTATAAAATGAAATATCGGGATTCCCAAAAGAAAATAAGATATAAAAAATTTGGTCAAGAAAAAAA